GTCGCGGTTATCTGCGCAAAGGTGCCAGCCGGCAAAAAGATTACAGCGTCCGAACCACTGCCGCCGCCGAAGTTGAAATTGATAGATCCAAACGGCGCCAGGAGGACGAATATGAAATCACCAGGCGCCATCCCTGAACCGTCAAAGAACCGACCACCGGCAGCTTGGTTTATGAACGAGTCGAACCCAACCTCGATAATGATCGCGGCTTCAGGTAGTGGCCCAAGTGTTTCAAGAGAGCCTGTGGTGAGGCTGCGGATACCAATGTTATTTCCAACTCTGCGAAGTCCAGCAATGGAGCAACCATCTGCGAAGTCCAAGCGAGACCCGAACCCCTTATTGCCACCATGCAGAAGTATGCCCTCGAAGTTGTAGGCGGGGTCTCCAGCGTTGGCGGGAATAACTGCTGGCGATACGAGCGTGTCGTCAATGAGCAATGTGGCTTGGAAGTTTCCATCTCCACCAGCTATGGCTCGGTTTGCTTCTTTGGCTGCCTCCAGCTCCTTCCAGTCGTTGAACACAACTGGCCCAGTGCCTGTACCCCCTGGTTGATAAGTGTACGTGGAGCCGGGGCCTTGGCTGGGGTTGTACTGCCCAACGGCTCGCCAGTCCCCTAGACCATCCCCTTCGACTAAGAGAGCGCCTTTTGGCGGAACGAGCATTGTGCCACCAACGTCGCCATGGATGGTGTCGCCAGCTTGATGAGCAAGGGTGACTTGGCCACCACCGTGCTCAAGCACTGAAACAAGCGTTCCAGCATTTGGTTTTTTCGCGTTGCTGATCCTCGGAAGGTTTTGCGTGATAGGGGCGCCGGAAGCGTCGAGCCTGAGCATCGAGCCAAACGCTGCAGCCACGGGCGCAGTTGCGGGCGGAATCCCAAAAGGCACAGGTGCAAGCAAAGCTTTGTGTGTGACAAGAGGCCCGAAGAGAGTTCCAGCGAAGTTTCCAAAGCCATCGGGCTGGACGCTCATGTCGTCCACAACAGAAACAAGCACAGATCCTACAGCCCCTTGAAATAGGAGTGGGCGTGAGTTGTCCCCGAAGGTGAACTGCACCGAGTTCGCGTCGATAGCTACCAATTGCAGACTGGCGCCAGCAGGAAGTCCAACTACGATAGGTCCAGTTTTGTAGCCACGGTTTGGGATATCGAAGGCGAGGACGCTTAGGTTGAAGACATCAACGCGGAAGCCAAGCACAAGGTTTGACGCATCCCAAAACCCGAAGCCGCCATTGATGGTCTGAATGCTCGCACCATTGGTCATCCTGATGAGAGGAAATTCCTCATCTAGCAACTCAAGAGGTGTGAGTAGGTTAGAGTTGTAGATCGCAATGCGGTCTATGTTTCTCAGGTTGATGATGGACGTGCCGTCCTCAAAGTTGATCTCTGCCTGAGCCTGGAAGCTCGTGAGCTTCATGCCTATGAAGTCATAGACGCCGTGCGCGGTAGCAGGAATGTCAATGAGGGTGTTGGGTGGTAGGTCTGAATTGTCTACGTGGAGCGTGATTGGCAGGTCAGAGAATTCAACCCGCGCAGCTTCTATCGCAGCAAAGACTCCATCCCACGTTTCAAAGACAACAGGACCTGCTAGTCCGCTGGCTGGTCGGAACACAAAGTCTAGCTCTGGGCTGCCTGCTCGCAGTTTGTCGAGAAAGGGAAATAGCTCGTCGAATCGTTGGCCCCATCCGTTGGGGTGGAACTGGCGCGACTCACCAATGCCGTGGGATAAGGTGCTGTTTGGTAGATCGACACCGCAGCCACCTTGGTCGGAAACCTTGTTGCCGTCGGCATCTAAGGTGAAGCTGAACTCCAGACCGTTGAGCGACTCGAAGATGAGGTATGGCCCCGGTACGTCCGGTGTGAAGTTGGGGGTAGGGGACGCTGACAGAAGCCGACAGAGGTGGTGGAATCAACTCCCACAGGAAGACTCCGACTGCGTTGTCAGCGTCGGAGACGTTTACAGGCACACCAACTACCACGTCGCGGCGCGACTGCTTTGGAACTCCTGGTGGGAGACCAGCTTGGTTGATTAGAATGCGTGGTGGTGCCATCAGTTCAGTCCTTTTTGGTTCGGTAGCTCTTGTTCTGGGGCCAGAAGAGGTGTCCGCAGACGCAGCCTACACCAAATGGGATGGTGGGCGCATCAAAGCTACCCTCCACCCCGACAACGCGGCTGATGGTTGCCTCTACGCCCCAAACGAACAGGGCGAATACGTCATACGCAGCAATGAGCAGAATGCCGATGACTAGAAGTGCCTTGGTATATGCGACGCCACGGTTCATCGGTCGTCTATGACAGCGTCCACCTCTGCGGTAGTAGCGGCTGACCTCACCGAGTCCTTGAGGTCTGTGCCTGAATCAAGGTGCGCGCGGATGGCGCCAATAGCAGTGAGGTAGAAGTTGCTCATATCCGCAGAGTCGGGGATATCAACGGCGTCGTCGTCGTCCTTCGTATTCCACCTCACTGGGTACACGAATGCTGGGTGGTCCTTGATTTGGTGCGCAGCAATCATTTTGCTTTGCGATGACAGGGTCAAAGAAAAGCTCTTGTTAGCATAGACAAAACCATCAGCGATTAGCTCGGAGGTTCGCTTGTCTATGGCTGCGATCTTGGATTCCTTTGCCTGTGAAAGGCTGTGGTCATGCGCAGTGATAACCGCGTCGACTGCTACCGTGTCCGCGCCGCTAGGCAGCGCAGCAAAGTGAACCAAAATGCTTGTGCCAGTAATCTCGATACCAACAAAGTCAGTATCGAAAGGACCAGCGGCTGCAACCTCCTCGTGAAGTTTTGGCGCGTGTATCGAAGCAGACGGAGTATCAACTCCTATGGAGTAAGTTAGAAACGGCATTTACAATACCCTCAAGATAGCTATGTTTCGCTCAAACATCTCAGCTGTTCCAGAAGTGGTTCGCCATCGACCTTCGATAGCCTGTACGCCATCGACAACAACCTTGGCAACGCAGCAAAAGGCTGTGGTGTCCATCTGAGCACCCTGCGCACTCCAGTCTCGTTCAGATGCCGATGACTTAGCTCCGCCCGAGTAGATGCTACAGTGGATGGTCGCCGTGGCTGCCGTGTTACGAATAGCGCCAGAAAACCAAACCAAGTAGGTTCCTGCTACAGGCGTGATCGACATCCCCGCAACAAGAGTGTCGGAACCACCAGAGAATGATGTAAAGCCTGGTTCTTCTGCAATAGCTGATCGGTCAGGAAGAGTCGGGTTCGGGTAGGTGCCAGTTAGAGACCCACCAGCAGGCCCAGTCGGTGGGCGAGATGCGGTATCGAAGTCAAGGTTTCCGCCCGAGATCTTGGAGTTGACATTCGCTAGTGTGTCCACAAGATGGAAGCCGCCACCTATAGCGTGTGGCCCACCTTCCTCAGTGAGGTTGTTGAGGAACGCTTTCCAGGCTCCAGCTGTATCGTCGATGACGACGCCTGCCTTCTTCCTAGTTGTTCCTTGAACCAGCGAGAGCACGCCCGAGTCATTGATGAACACAGGATCACCAAGTGCAGGCGAACCTACGAGAGCTAAGTCAAAGAAGCCAGCGAGCCGCACAAGCACCATGTCATTGACGAGCACTGTAGGGTCGCCATTAGGCTTGCCTACTACGATGCCGACAATCTTGGTTGCAATGGTCGGGTCGGTCGCGTTGATGGTATTAACTTGCGGGACGTTCTCTGCGCCAGGAAGCCCTGCCTTGATGATGACAACATCGTCAAGCTGTACGGCTGCGCCAGTAGTAAGGGCGCCGCCTGCTCGCGCGATAATGACGGTGCCATCGTAGACGTGGTTAAGAAGCTGGTCGAGCGTTTCATTCTGTGGAAGAGACCACGCGCCTTGTGTGCCCTGAATACTTTCCGCAGTTGCAATCAACGCAGCGTCGGTCTTGAAACGCCGAATGCGAAATAGCTTTCGATCTATGGACTCCCCAGGTAGCCCTTGGTCAACAATGAGCTGGATGAGGTACGTGTCCTCCTTCTTAGGAATCAGCGTTGGGTTTTCAATGTTGGCAGCCGACAGCAAATCAGCTGGGCCTGGCGGCTGCGATATGACGGACCAATCGTAGGTAGACTCATCGCCAACATCGTTGTTCGAGAGCTGGACCAACGTGTCGATTGGCAGATCTTCGTTTGAAGCTGCTACCGCGTTGATTTCAATGTCTGCTTGGGGCATGGACTAGCTCTTAGGTTAGATGGGTGTGTCGTAGGTGACAAGTAATCCGTAAACGCGCAAGGTTAGCGGCCTGATAACTGTGTTTTCCCTGCACCGCACCCTGTAGGTCTTGCCAGCCTCTAGGATGTTCAGACCACCGTTAAAGCTGATGTTGGTTATGGGTACTGTTTCTTCTGCCGCAGCGCCGCCAGAGAATACGGTGTCCGCGACAAGTCCTGCCGCTATCGAAGGAAGGACTCCGCTCTCGAACAAGTCGAATCGCATCACGGCTCCAGCAGCGTCATGGCACAAAACATCAATAGCGATGATGCGGTCGCCAGCCTTTATCATCCAGCCATCGATTGGAATGTCACAGTCCATTGGAACCGCGCTTCGTGAGTTCCAGGCGTTGGAACCATAGACCATAGATAGCGCGCCGGTTCCAATATCGGCAGAAGCTTGGCCTGCTATAGCTGGAACAAGGATCGTCTTCACGCTTGGGTCAATCTGTAGTCCGTCAATGAGCTGGGGACGGAAATCGGTGATGTCCGCTTGCTCGATTAGGACCACGTCCCCATCAACAAAGACCTCAGCGATCTTGATGTACCCAGCGGTTGTCGCAGGAGCTACACCTGGCGCCCCTGCGATACCTTGCTTCAAGCTAACCGCAGCAACAGAAGGATCGGGCGAGACAACCGCCCCCAGCTTCGTTCCGTCGAGCAGGAACTCAAGCGTCTTGTCTACAGAAGTTGGCGAGAAGGAGTTGGTCGCGTTGTCAAATACCTGGCGACTTTGGTTATCCGTCTTGAATCGGTCAGCCCGAACCTCGATGATGTCGATTCGCGAATTGGGTGCGGCTGGTGCCGTAGGTATTGGAATGGTGAGGTCTGCTGTCAGCACAAGCGGCTTGTAGGACTCAAGGTCATTGACCCCTAGCACGCCGCCAACGTCTACAGGCACGTCACCCGGCAAGTCTTGGAAGCCAAGTCCAGCCTTCAAGGCAATGGACATTGCTTGCGGGCTGCTCTCAACAGAACGGAAACTTCCTTGCGAGAATCCAGACACAGGAGATCCTGTCGTCGTCGAGAACAGAGCCTTGGCAAAAAATCGGAGAGCCCTGTCCAACTGGGACAGGTAGATGTTCACGTCCTCAGAGAGTGGCTTCTCCCGAGGATTGATGATGGTGCGGTCAAATGGATTGTTGGGCATTAGAGATCTCGCTGGATGGTAGAGCGCTGGACAATAGCGTAGACACTAAGCAGGTCGACCGTTAATGAGGCATCCGAGTGGAACCGTAGTGTAGCGGACCATCCTTCTTCCCACGTAAATGGAAACTCTGCTGGTTGCTGCTCGGCGTAGCTAATCTTGTAGAGACCAAGAGCAGTCTGCGGATTTGGAGTAGCACTCGCGTTTGGGAGAGTGACAACCGATGATGTAAGCGCGTCGATATCAACCTCGGTTCGGAACAAGTTGACCCGAATGTTTGAGGAAGTGCCGTCTGTCTTATCGAAGACGGTGACGATGTCCCGCACTACATCACCGGCCTCAAGTCCGATGATGTTAACTGCCCAGTTATTAAAATCGGCGACTGTCACGCTGCCGCCTTCGTTCTGCACCTCGGGAGATACGCCGCCAGCTGGAAAACCACTGGTAGGGCACATGCTAACTTTGGTGACGCGACTAGTAAGAGACTCGCGGAAGTCGGTGATATTTGCCGGCACGATGGCAACCACGTCGGAGCCAACAGAGATCTCCGCAAGCTTGATATAGCCAGGGGTCGTTGGCGGTGGAAGCCCTGGGTTGGCAGCTTGCCCTACCACGTAACTGAGCGGCGCCGTCGAGGGAGAGGGCGCGTTGATTTGCGCGGCGCGTCCGTCAAGCGCCCACGCCAGCGTCTTGTTGAGTGTGTCAGGCACGAACTGGCCAAGAATCTCGTCAAACACTTGGCGCAAGCTTGGGTCCGTGGTGATTCGGTCTGCCTTTACCTCGATGATGTCGACTCGTGTGTTCGGTGCCACAGGGGCAACAGGGACAGTGAACACTTGGTTGGCGTTGAGGGGAATTGGCTTGTAGGTGCTGAGGTCGTTCAACCCTGGCACTGAATCAATCGCAGGCTCGATGCTAGTCTGTAGTTGGAAGCCTAGCCCTGCGATGACTGACACGCTCATGTTGGCCGGAGACGCGGCAGAGACCAAAAGGCCGGTACCTAGAAACCCGTCTAGTGGGGTCCCTGTGTCTGGGTTTGAAAAAAGGGCAGCAAGGAAGAATCGCAACGCCTGGTCGAAATTTGTTTCCAGCTGATTGATATCGTCGGCTAGTGGCTTCTCTAGCTCGTGGATGATTGTGCGGTCGAATGGTCTGTTGGACATTATTGGCCCTCTAGTTCAAGAAATATTGCGACTCCAGCGGCCTTGATCTTCCGAAGGAGATTACTGAGAAGCGCCAAAAACGCAGAGACTTCTAGGTCCTCGCCATCGTAGACACCAGCGGTAGCCAAAGTCACGTCGAAGGCAGGGACGCCAGTGACTTCAGAAACATCCGCAGCATCGAAAGGGAAGCCGTGGTCATTGATGGTGATGTTAGGGATACGCACGATGATTCCACCCCCTACAGTGCTAGCGCCAAGCCAGCGGTTCCCGATGATGTCCCGTGGATCATTGTAGACGAACAGGTTGGGGTTGTAGTCGCCGACTTGCTGATTAGCTATGCCTCCAGAAGGGGCACTCCAGCAAGACTGCATCCTGTTCTCGAAGACTTCGAGGAAGTCAAAAGGAACGCCGGTAGGGAGGAAGAAGGAGGCGAGCTGGCGCCTCAGTGCAGCAGGGCTGATGGTGTCGGGGAGGTTGCGGATGCGGATGCGATACTCGTCATCCGTCTCCAACGCTGCTCGCGATATCGATCGGTCTAAGCCAAGCTGGTCTAGGGATGCAGGCTGCCCACGATCTACGTCGTAGGTTTGCCGAACATTCAGCAGAGGCTCGGCAAAGGAAGGCTCCATAAGGGGCAAGATTAGCTCGTCGATTTCACCTTCCAGCTCATTGCCGTTGGCATCAACTACGATGCCCTTCACGTCAAATTGAAAGTCGGCTTGCCTAGCTTCCACCATCCCTAGCTTGAACAAGTCGGTCGCATCAAAAGCTATATCCTCAAGCAAGACAAACTCGCGGTTGGTCTTGCTGGTACGAACTACTGAGCCTGTGAGCAAAGTGAAAGCACCATTGGCATCGCTCAAGCGATAGAACTCAACCTCACCGTGTGACTTGAACCCGCCATGCGCTAGCGTTGAGTAGAACTGGCACTCCGCACGACCAGCAGCAAGAGATAGGCGCTCACCGACCTTGGCTAGCATCTCTAAAATCTCATACCCAGGCCCAGGGGACTTCAGTGGCTCGATGTACTCAAAGGGGACAAGACGGTCAAACAAGTCTAGGAAGTCTTGCTGGCTCTTTACCTTCGGGATGCAAACCGACGTGCCCTCTTGCGGTGTGAGGATAGGGTCTGAACTCGAAGAAGGTGGCGGTGGTAGAGACGGAACCACTATGAAGCTGAAGGTAGCCATTACAGGGAGGCTCCTTTCAGAACGTCTTGGATGAAAGGATCACCAGCTGCATCTATTCCGAACACTCGGATCTCCGCAATGCGACCACGCCATCCGCCGAACTCGAAGATGGTGAAGTCCACCTTGGTAGTTCCCATGTTGGCAACGCTGGAATCTGGCGCATACCGAGGAGTGAAAACATCGGTCTCATAAATGACGTAGAAGTTGGGATCTCTTATGTACCGAATTGCTACGCCAAGACTTTCTAGGTTCTCAGGCCCAACTGCGCTGAAGGATATCGGCAGCGCGAGATTCGGGCCAGCAGGTGTGTTAGCTGGTGAGACATCAATGATGGCGTGCTCTGCAAACAGCACCAAGGTGCCAATGCCGAGGGTCACAAAGCTGTGGACCCCACTTGGTACGCCCGAAAGTGAGAACGTGATGGGTTCTGCAAAAGGACCAGGGCCTGGTGATGGACGATCTTGTACTTGGAGATGGCCACCGTTACCGACGTTCACTACGTCTTCACGTTCGGCAAATCCAGGTGACGCTATAACAACGGAGTTTGGACCAGAGGTCCACTCACCAGTTAGAGCAACAGCCGTTAGTTGAATGGCAGCGGCAACATCCGTATCCACGTACTCAATGTCACCAGAAGTATGGGCAACTTCGTGGCCTGAAATAGTTAGGTAGTCAAGAACTTCTAGCGCCTCACTGTAGGCCACAATGACGCCACCAATTGGGCTGAATTGGATGACGCGGTTCCAGGTGTAACTCGTCCCTGCTTCGTCCACTACATCTGCGATGCGCGTCATCACCAGCAGGTTGTTATTTAGAAAGCCTCCTACTGTTTGGTGCGGTGATCCTGCAACGTGCGTCCAACCAGCAGGCACACCAGTTGAAGTTTGCGGTCCAAGGTTGATGAATGCGATCATCAAGTCGCCTTCGACAACGCCAGCAGGCACTGGCACCAAAATGCTGGTTACGTTGACTCCGGTAACTACACCGGATGAATCTCTAAATGCTGCGGTCATGGAGTTACAATAGTCGGGAAGCCCTGCACTCGAATACGGGCGAGGTTACTCTGCCAGCCGCCTTCAGGGACAATGCTGTAGTTAACTAGGGCGTCGTCGCCGAATGGCCGAACCTTGGATGAGTTGGCCGCGAATAGCGGCAGGAAATCTACGCCGTCGCTCACTAATAGCTCCTCGTCGGACCCTTCGTACCTGAGCCAGATGCCGATGAAGGATGTTGGGTTTCCGCCTGTGACGGTGAAGATGACAGGCTTGAGGCTGTCAACCACTCCGTTGGCGGGTTGAAGGTTGATGAGGTCGGACATTTTGGTGGTTTTGTAAGTAGCTGAAATCTCGTTGCCCTGCTGAGGGGCGTCTGAATGCGCTCTAACGGGGTGCTAGTTTGCTCGTCGTGAGTTGTGTCTGAAAAGCGCTTGCGCGTCGTGAGGGGTGCTTTTCGTGAGAATTCTGAGCGATTAGAAGATAACGGGCGCCCCAGCGATGTAGGCGTCGGGGTTAGTCGTCAGGGCGATAGGCTGAGAGGTCTGCACGGCCACCGCTGTGACCAGAGAAAGTGAGGTTCGGAGAATCTGGGTTGCCTTCGGCACAACGGTGCCTGCTGGAGTCAAGATCTCGTCTCCGGTGATGATGAGCCCTGTGATGGAACTCAGCGCTTCTGTTATGGCCGTAGCGGGAACAAAGGACTGCCCAGGCGAAAGAGTGTTGATGTAGTTCACCATCCCTGCACGGGCCTGCAGCGCAGCCACGTCCGCGTCGATGCCGGCAGCAAAAGTGAGCTGGAGCTGCACCGACTGAAGGATGATCTGCCCAACTATGACTTGGACAAAAACTCCTGCCGCACGGAACTCGTTGAGACTGAGAAAAACTTGAGTGGCCAGCTGTTGGCTCTGCGTGTCGTAGGTCGGGTTGCCAACACCTAAGTTTGCTAGCGCATCGGTGAAGCGGTCAGAGATGACCAGCTGGACAAAGCGGGAAGGCCGACCAAGCGCATCCAAAACCTCGATGGCGCTAGCGTTGTTCACACCGGGGAAGGCTAAGCCTGCAGCTTCCAGCGCGCCGATAGTTCCGCGCTGGGCAGTGACAAAGAAACGGCGTGCCCTGTCACGGAGGGCGTCGTCCTGCTCGGCGTCATCGGCACCTGCTGTTGCTACGGTGTTGGTGACTGCCAGATCTGCAGGTTGTCCAGCCAGCGTCGAGACAATGGACGTGATGCTGCCGATAGTTGCTTGTTGGTCAGAGCCAGCTAGAACAGAGCGAACAGGCACGAACACTGGTCCAGTCGACGCAGGCGGGAAGCTAGTTGTGACCGTAGTGAGGAATTGGATGCCGTCTGGGGTTGAGACGGTTGTGCCAATAGGAATCGTGAAGCCAGCAGGATTCGGCACGATGGTAAAAAACGTGACCGTGCCTTGCGATGGTGAAGCTGCTTTTCGGACGATGCTGTATCGGTCGAAGACAAGGCGGTCGAGCTTCTCACCGCGAGAGGAGTCAAGGAACGCGCCCGCGCAAAGGTCAATGAGCTGGCCAATTACCTCGTCACCAACAGCCACGCCCAAGTTGGCTAGGATGTTCGCGTCGGACCCATCACGTTCTACGGTCTCACGAGTGATTTGGCCGTTGAGCCTGAGTAGCTCGTCGCGAGCAACGCGGAAGAGGTCTTGTCTTGATGGGAAGTCGGCCATGATTACCTTAGAGGGTCACTCCGAACGGAGTGGATAGTGGGATTGATATTTGCTGCCCAGTTAGCTTGAGCACGGCAAGCACGACTACCGTGAGCTTGTTCTGGTCTTGGGAGACCGAGACGCGGACCTTCTCAACTTCAGGCTCCTGCTTTACCTGATCTGAAATTTGATTTTGTAGAGAGATTAGGTCTCCCGTTGGCAGTGGCTCCTTCACTCGAAGACCAACGCCGAAGTCTGGCAAGAAGCGAAACGCACCTTTGGTGGTCATCAGTCGACGGAGGATGAGCTTTCTCACGAAGTCGGTACCGTCGTGTAATTGGTAGTCGCCATTCTTGCCAACTGCGTAAACGCCACCCGTGCTACCGGAGGCAAGAGAAGCCTGCGGGTTATTGAGGTCTCTAATGGCGTATCGTTGGTTGGCGACCTGCCTGTCGGGTGTGGATAAGGAAGCATCTAGGATGCCAAAGAAGTCTGCGGAGTCTTGCGCTATAGGATCTCCAAACGTGTCCAACAGCGTGAGCGCAGAAATGCGGTGAGATATGTTGGAACTAGCCAGTGCCTCCAGAACACGAACGTCCCACTCCAACTTAGCGGGTGTTGCCGAGATGGAAAGAATCGTGAAACCAACGCCAGTGTCGAGGCGAACTAGCTTCCACTCGCGCGGGTTAAGTACGTCGCCGGGCAGCTGCGCAGAGATATTCTGCGGCTCCTGAGAGAAGGTGACGCGAACTACGTTTGTGGAAACGGGCCTAGCACGAACGAGGTTAAAGCCACCTAGCAGAGAAGCTTCCAAGCTTCCGTAGGGGTCGATCCCGTATTGCTCTATGCCGTAGCTCATATGATGTTTCCTGGCAGCGGCGTTGCACCAGCTGTGCCGAGCGTAACAGTGGCACCTGTTCCGTTGGCGATAATATGCGCGATGATGGCATTGCCCATCGCCTTGAAGATGGTGTCTGGATCTTGCTTCTGTTCATCCGTGAGCCCGTGGATAGCTGCTTTGATAGCTAGCCCGAGGATGTCACCTGTACCTGTCAGTGGCATTACTTGACCGCCTTCACTTTCGTACTTGCCTGCCCCAAGGCAAAGTAGGTTGCACCCGTGAATGGGTTGATGGTTTGCCCGTTAAGAATTCCTTCTGGTGGAGTTAGAGCCTCACCGCCGATGTTTACGTTGTCGCTGATGATGTTCACCGAGCCAGTGCCTTGGGTGACAATGCGAATGTTCACTCCATCCTTTGCGATGAGGAGAACATCGTCTGGATGATCTTGTGCTAGTTGAGGGGGTGGGTCGGACTTGCTCCACAAACGTCGGGTGACAACGAGACCTTCATCTGGATCACCACAAGGGAAACCTACAACGACCTCAGTATCCACCTCGATGGGGAGGTAGAGACCGAAGCCTGGCCCTGCGTACTCTGCGCCAACGCGAGCAGTCTCAGGAGTGTTGTCAGGCATGAGCACTACGTCCACCAGAGGACCCTCGCTGTCCATATGAAATTTGGTGACATAGGCAAGGCACTCCCACGTTCGAGGGTCAATGCCGGGGCGCTTGAGTGCCATAGCCAAACGATTGACATCGGGAATGCCTGATACGCGGGACTTGAGCATCGCTAAAAGAGCGGTCCTTTCCCGATGATTTCTACCCCAAGCGTACCTGCACCTTGCACAAAAGTAGGCTCCTCATCGGAGACAGTAATGCGCCCGCGTCGAGGCTTGCGCTTCTTGGTAGGACGAGGAAGCGAGGCTTTGATCCGCTTCCTAACAACCAAGCATTGCTTTATGCCTCGGTTGTCCAACTCCGCGTCGTCTGATAGGTCGGATGTCTCTTCAGATCGAACCACAACGTAGTTCTGGAAGTCGAAGGCGACTTGGACAATGCCCTCCTGCCAGCTGTACTTGACGTTGGCCACACGGAAGAACTGCTCAATATCGAGGATGTTGCTTTGTGACGTTGCCACAATCACGCGGACCAAGTTCTCGTCTACCGTACCCGACTTGCGAAGCATGTCCTGCTTGATAGCTTCGACCCGCTCAGCAAAGCTTTGGCGATTGGCGTCCGTGAATTGCGCAGAGATAGGACTACGGGAGTTTAGTGTCTGCACGTCCACCAAGAACTCGACGCCGTCACCTGGTTGCAGTCGAAGAAGATCAGGATCTGAGTTGTCACCGTACAAACTAGATAGGGACTTGGTGTTCGCTGCGCCGCCAATCTCTTGCCGGCCAATCTCTTCATAGAGGTCACGAGCGATTTCCAACAGACGCTTTTCGTCTCGGATACCAGGCTTGTTGATCTTGAGGATGTCTGTCTGTGCGACTTCACCAGAAGGGGACACGCCGCTTAGCCGCGCCAGCTTTTTGTCCTTGGGCGGCCACTGCACCTGCAACAGCTTGCCTGGGCCACGCTCGGAGCCACTTTGGTTGTGCGAGGTGACTTCAATGACAGGGACCTTGGTGCCAGTAAACTTTCGCTCGTAGGTGAGGGACTGAATGTTCCTGCCGTATACCATTCGCCGCACCGATACCTCATCGCCTAGATCATCAAGACGATGCACAGGCAGCTGGCTGTTTGGCGAACGGAACGGCGAACGGCTGAGGTCTTTACCTTCCCGCTGAGAGAAAATGGAACGAGCTTTGCGAATATGCAGGTTTCGTCCCTTGAAAAAAGGGATGGCGCCAATAAGTAAGCACAGCTTGGTAATCATGTCCCAGTAGTTCACGCCGCTGTCGGATGAGCCAACAGATGCACCTTCACCATCAGCCTTGCGTCGAGGTCGGGTGAGCCCCTCTTTGTCTGCCGGGCTAGGCAGCTGCCCACCAACCCACTCGCCTGGCCAAGTGCAGATAGTCATCTGCTCGCCAGCTGGATGCTTCTCTAGGATTGCAGCCACTACTGAGGCGATGTCCATCTTCATGTCGATAGAGTCAAAGATCTTCAGGTCCAATGGACTATCGAGGAAGATGCCGCGCAGATCTCTCCCCTCCATCTGAATGTAGGAACCTTTGTCGTCGTGAGTCATGCGCCACGTATCCACTACGCCAGCTAAAGTCATCAGGTCATCCCGTGGATTACCTGCGGCATCGTAGACATTGAGGATTGACCGCCGTGTGCCATCTGGCTCTAATTGAACCATTCCGGTTGCGAAGTCTTCGGGGTTCACTGCGCCCTGGTAGATTTCAATGCCTATAGCACGGAGCAAGCGAGGATCGATTGGTAGCTCTCGAAAGTCGAAGCCGAGGGCGAACGTGCCTGCGGTCCTGTACCCTGGAAGCTCAACGGACGCAGTTTTAGGTACGCGGTTGAGGATATGACTCAGGTTGTCTTTGCCTTGCTGAATAATGAGCGGGCGAAGCACAGGGCCTGATGCACCAGACACTGCGTCGACCGACCCACCCTGCGGCACAGGCTCAGGTAGATCTACAATCTGGAATGCCTCGTCAAACCGCAGGCGCAGGTTCACAACGATGGACGGGTAGAATAGTGGGGTGGGGTCAGGCATCTAGCACTGGTCCACCTGTGGAGGGTTACGTGGCACGAAGATGAGCTGGTTGGCAGACAACCGCGAGGTACTCAGGTTGTTGAATCGAAGGAGGGAGCGCCACTCGTCGGCACGACCGTAGAACTCAAGCGCAACATCCCGGAGGTCTTGGTCCTCGCGGCTGGTGAAAGCGCGCACCAGCTCTGGGCGTACTTGCTTCTCTAACTGCTCTTTGCGAATTGCGGCAATGCCAGAGATGCGGCGGGCTGCGCGCTTTTGTTTGGAGAGCACGTTGCGCTGGTCCAACTTGGCGCCAAATAGACCTTCGACGTTGAGGATGGCTGAGTCCAAGCTACGATCTATGGAGTTCGCTGTGTCCTCGCCAATTTCAACTAGGAACGTGAGGATGCCTATTGCTCGCTGCGCTGTAGCAACAGGCGAGAGGAACGCCTGCGTGTTGACTATGATGGTGTCCTGCAGTTGCTCTAGCGCCTGCTCCATCTTGTCGATGCTAGAGTTAATCGTGGATAGCGCTTGGCCTGCTGAGGTTTGGCGTAGGTCTATTGGGATGGACCCGTCTTGAAGACTAGCGAGCACGTCCAGCTGATTGGCGAACTGCACTACGGAATCGGATAGATCTATGCTCCTATCTTGAATCGGAATGCTTGCCAGTTGGATTCCTTGGTTAATCCAAACGAAGCGAATCTCCCATTCAAGATCTTGGGCCGTGTCCCACGATTGACGGAAGCTAGCAATGATGCCTTGGCGCAGTTGGTTGACCCAGGAGACCTCAACGTATTGCCCCTTCCGTCGAACATCGTCGATTTGCTCTGCTAGCTCTCGGACGTTATTTACTGGAGAGCCGTCGATCATGGCTCCCGCCTCGCCATACTGCCCTGCAGCAGGAGCGCTAACACCAGCGTTGGCTCTAGCCACAGTAGTGAATCCAGCAGCCTCTTGCTCTGCTGGAGACATGTCTTCGACTTGTCGAAGGAAGCGATCCTTCCATTTGCCGTTGACGGTCGTTTCGTCCTCTTGCGCACCAAGCATCTGGATGGTGCCCTCTGGAGAGCCGGCGTACCAGGTGATGTCATGGCGCTGCGTTCCAGACAGAGTAAACGGGCGATAAGGGAGACCACGTCCAGTGAAGCGGAACTCTCGCTTGTCGCCGGTCAACTCCCGGATGATGAATGGTGAAGCGCTAACAGCCATGACTTACCTTGCAGAGAATGCTGGGGCGAGGCCCGACTGCAGCCTTCGCTCTCCGAGAGAGCTGAGGTCGTTGGAGAAGGCGACTGCTATGCGATCTGGGTCGAAGCCTTCGGCAAAATCTTGCTTGATGTCGAAGCGGGAGCCACGGAAGTCTTGGTAGACCTTTGGTCGGTCTGTTGGAGCATCTGGTAACGAGGCAAACCTCTCAAGACCGCGTTTCTTGATCATCGCAGCTATGCGCTCCTCAGTAAATCCGCCCTTGGCAGCTTCCTCTTTGAGCATGTTGAACATTTCAACCTGAGCCAAAGTTGTTTTGCCTACGTGCTTTGACAACTTGTCTGCGGCGTCCCCTGCCTTTCTTAGGTGCTTGACTAGCTCGTCGGTCTTCTCTGCGCCGATCTCTGCTTTAGCAAGGTCCCAGCTGAGTCCTTGCGTAGGATGCTTTATGAAGTTGCTAACGAGGCGGGCGAAGATAAGGGTGGCCTCTGTTAGCTTTTTCACGCCAGATAGAATCCAGGTGACGATGCCTAGCAGCTTCTCACCTACGAATTGAAGGAAGCTGCCAATAGGCGAGTCACCGCCAAATATCTTGCCAATCTCACCACCTATGCGGGAGATGTCGTCCCATATGCCGCTAAGCAGCTTAGTGATCTTCTGGCGAATGCCGTCTACATTTTTGAGCGCTAGCTTGATGCCTTGAATGACGCCGCCAACGATGAGGC